GGACTAATCTTGCCAAAATAACGACGCAGTGCCATGCTTATATCCTAATATCTTATATTTACCATAAATTGAATGATTGCTTAGCTATGTTTAATTGCATATCAGTGTAGTACACAGCGCAGTTAGATTTATATTGCAGTGCATATAAATATGTCGTATAATGCATAACAAGTGGAGAATAATCATGCAGACCTTAGTAAAAAGCATAGCAAAAAAGATAGAAAAATATAACCGTTATCGTCGTACTGTTGCTGAATTGAGCAACCTAACTAATCGTGATCTTGCCGATATTGGTATTGCACGTTGTGATATTCAACGTGTTGCTTCTAATTTAGTTCGTCGCTAATTTTATAAAAAATTAGACAATAAAAAAGCCCCTGAAAAGGGGCTTTTTCTTTGTTAGAACCTAACCAATTATTACTGGAATGAAAGGTTTGAAACGTTGATTTCACTTAGGTAGTCAGCAGCGTTACCGAAGCTGGATGCTACGTTAGTCAATTCAATATAACCATAACGAGTCATGAAGCCAACAACTGGTTCGAATGTTGATGGATCAAGGATAACACCACTTGACATTAGTGGGATGTATGGGCAATAGAACGCAGCAGCATCTGCTTCGCTTGTACCCTTATAACCAACTAGAACAGGGATAGTGTCATCTGCATAGCTATCTACATAGATACGCATTGCGCCGTTTAGAGTACCAACGAACTTAGTGTTAGTTGGTGCTTCGAAAGCGCCTTCAGTAGTACGTGCGAATGCTGAAGTAGTTGCAGACTGAAGAACAGTCAATGCAGCACTTGAAACAACAGCCCAGTTACCTGCGCCACGACGAGTACGTTGTGCAATTAGGTTAGCAGCACGGTTGATTAGAACTGCTAGAGCAGCGTGTTCGTCACCAACGAATGTTGCAGTACCACTTACAGTTGCTTGGTTGAAAGTAAATTCTTGTGCAGCTAGTGAACGTAGGCTGTATAGAATTTCTTGATCAATTTCAGCAGTGATTTCTTGTGCCAAAGCTGCCATAATTTCAGCTTCGATATCAAGACCGTGCATTGCTTGAGCGTCTTGAGCAGCTTCAAAAGTCCAACGTGCTGATAGCTTACGAGTCTTAGCTTCAACAGGTTGCTTTAGAATCTGAACGTTCAAACGACGACCTGGTGCGCCTTCAAGAGCAGCAGTGTAACCAGCACGACCGTCTGTGCTATTAACACCAGTTGGTGCGCCTGAATAACCAGATGCGATCTTGAATGGGCTTAGTGCTTCGTCACCGACATTAACGTCAGTACCAAACTGACCACTAGCACTGCTAGTTAGTGAGTCTGCGTAACGAACACGTAGAGTATGAATCTGTGCAACAGGTCCAGTCATTGGCTGTACACCAACGATTTCGTTGGCAATAACAGTTGGCATAACACGACGGATTACAGGTAGAATCACACGGTTTAGAGTAGCAACGTTACCACTTGCAGTTGCACCACTTGTTGCATTTTCTGCGAGATAACGCTTGGTATTTTCCAATACCATTGACATTGTAGTACGACGATTACCGCTTAAGCCTTCCAATAGGGCTGATTTGGTTTCGTCCCAACGTCCTTCAATTAGTTCTTGTGTCATAGGGTCTTCTCCAATTAATTTTTTAGTTTCTTATTAGTCCAGCCAGACGCTTCATTTCAATAATGTTGCTCTGATTCTGTTCTGATTTAACAGTACGATCACCAGTTACTTCTGTGCGAGTCTCTGCAATCATTTCCTTTTTAACAGGAGTTGGTGCAGTGCCTTCCATAACAGGATTGAGATACTTCTTAAATGCTGCGTCGAGTTTGTCTGTTGGGACTGATTCCAGCAGTGTTGACATCACAGCGGCTTTGTCTTTGCTTAGCGGACCAAGCAAATCGTTGATTTTGCCTTTTCTTTCGATACTTTCGTTGATGCGGCGTATTTCATCATTTTTCTTCTTAACTTCAGTCATTGCACGTTCTGATTGTTCACGGGCTTCACTAAGTTGATTCATCATTTCATTCATCTTCTTAGTTAACTTGTTAATATCAGCACGTTCGTTAAGATAGCTTGCGCCAAACTCAGTTGCAAAGGCTTCGAAAATCTTACGACCGAAGTTATTTTCCTTGGCTTCCTGAATATCGGTTTTGAGTTGGGTTAATTCTGTACGTAGATGTGTAGTAACTGTGTTTTCAACAAGTGCACTTGCCTTCTTCACGAATGAATCACGAAGTGCTTCTAACTTCTTGCGTCCTTCGGTAACAACTGCTACCTTAGTGCGAGCAAGGTCTGCCTTGTCCTGTGCAAATTCTGCAATTTCATTTTGTAGGTTTTCAGCAACAAATGCTTCTAACTTTGAAATAGACTTTTGCATATTAGCACGGTCACTGCGAAGTTCACGAACTTCACCAGCAAGTGACTCACTCAAGTAAGAATCAAAATTCTTAGCCTTGTTCATCATTTGTTGTGTGAATTTTACACGATCTTCGCTAACTAATTCACGTTCTGCAGCAATCTTGCGAACTTCTGCAGTTAGTGATTCGCTAACCATCTTGTCCAGAGCCTCAACCATAACAGCACGGTCATGTGAATAACGACCTGCCATTTCATCACGAATCTCTGCACGAATTTCACTGCGTGCTTCGTCTAGTTTAGCATTCCATGCTTCTTCTAGAGTCTTACGAGTGTCTTCGTTCAGAAGTCCGCTTTCTAGTAATGGTTTTAGAGCTTCGAACATTAATTTCTCCTGAACTTATATTTTCAATTCAGCAATAAACTTACGGACTGATTCCTGTAAGAATTTCTGAACTCGTTGATCTTGATTTAAATCTTTAGCCATATCCAGTATACGTTGACCACCATTCATGTTCATCAGCCCTTCATAGACTGCAGTTGGGTAGGCATTAGGTGCACTGGGTTGTGCTACTATATCAACAGTAACGATATCAAAATCGCTGACTGCGCCGTCGTTTTCGTTTACATTACCACTTCCACGACTGCTTACTCCTAGTTTAACACCACTTTCTAACATGGTGCGAACTAAATTGCCCATTGGTGTAGGCAAAATCTTCATCTTTCCATAACCGTTTGGCCCATCTAACCACATTTCTGTGATCATATGACTTACACGGTCAAGATTGATGCGTAGGTTGGTTGGGTGATCTACTTCACCCAACACACTATAACCTGTCTTAACTTGCTTGTTAAGTGTTTCAATTGCACGATTAATTTCGCTAATTGGATACACACGTTGGTTAGCGTTCTTAACGCCTCCTTGGATGCATATGCCTTTCAGATAAAGGTTTTTACCTTCATCTGAATGGGTCATTTCCATCATAGCCTGATCGTAACTGAGATGCTCTACAAGCAAATTACTCATTGTCTTTCCTTATTAGCGAGCGGTTGTTGGCTTCTTGTTTACGTTTGGGCCACCGCCAGTTGCAAACTTGCCTTCTGCACTTTGTGGCTTCTTAGCATTTGAGAAACCTTTCTTACCAGCATCGCCACCAGGAGTGTTTAGGAACTGACCGTTACCTGGTAGTTTGCCTTCACCTTTGCTGTATTCGTTCTTTGGACCACGATAAGCCTTGCCATCTGGGTCTTCATTCTTTTGACCTTGGTTTAGGTTCTTTGCAGTACCACCCATGTCGTTCTTACCAGCAACAACGCTCTTTGGATTTGTTTCACCAGTCTTGATAAACTCACCAGTGCCAGCACCTACTGGTGCGCCACGTGGATTTCCACCAAACTCACCCTTGTAAGCATCGCCAATCTTTTCTACGTATTCACGTACAACGCCTTCTTCTGCAAAATCTGGATCGTTTTTACCATCATTATGCGCTTCTTCACCAGCTTCGTCAGCCATTAGCTTTTCAAACTCAGCTTTAAGTTCGTCAAGAGCATCTTCAAGGTCCATAACACGGTCTTCCATGCCACCTTCGCCTTCTTCATGACCCATATCCATATCACCATCGGTGTCCATATCCATGTCCATGTCGTCGCTACCTTCGTGGTCCATACCATCGTGATCTGCTTCAATGTCGTGCATCATATCATCAGTCTGGTCCATGCTCATGCCATTCATGTCATCGCCAGCTTCGTCCATATCATAATCAAAATTTTCTTCGACTTCTTCTTCCATTTCTTCTGCAACGATTTCGTTGTAAAGATCACGGCTCTTTCCGACAACAATGTTGTGGAATAGTTCTTTAGCCTTTTCTACATCGTCATTGATGATGTATTCAATAAGTTGTTCGTAACTATTACGCATATGTAAAACTCCTGTGGGATTTTGTCCTATGTTTATATTTAATATGTAGAATTAAATATCTTCTCAAATAGGTTAATTTTGACGTATTTGTGAATTATATACCTGGTTGAGGTGCTGCGCTAGCACCGTATTGCTGACGAACCTTTTTAATATTTTCAAAATATTCTACAGTTCGCTGATCATTCATCTTACGCAATTGATTAATTTGTGCCAATGTAAGTTTTGTTTTACGCAAGTCTTCAACTTTTGCCACGCTATTGTCTCGTGACAAATCTTGAAAATCTCCGTTGTGATCATTAAACATTTCTACCAGTAACATGTGGCACTCCGATAATTTATTTAGTGATTATGCGCCACCAAGGGCTGCGCCCGCTGTAGCACCACCCTGAGCACCACCAGCACCACCTGTTGGACTTGGAATACCGCCTGCTCCAATTTCACCGCCTGCTTCTGGAGGAGGACCGCCACCACCTAAATTACCAGGTGCGCCTTGTGCTGCTTCAATATCACTAACCGTATCAAGATCAGTATTAATAGCACCAGGCGTTACGCCAACTGTACGTAGGTCTGCACCTTGAATCTGTGTAGCTGGTTCATCGTTGCCACGTTCTTCGTGCCACATCTTGTCATTTTCTGCCATTTCCATTTCAGTAAGACCAAGATATTTCTTCATCATAAAACGTTTTGATAAAAATTCAGTTTGAACAATTTGTGTAAATGAACCAATGCGGCTTGTGTTTAATTCTAATTCACGATAAGCAGCAAAGTTTTGTGGTTCACTGAAACGAAGTTCAAATAGGCTATTATCAAGATTAAATCCACGCCATTTTAAGAATAGTTTAAATTCAGTATCAAACTTTGGCGCAATATAACGCTGTAATCGCTTGCAGTATTCGTTGAAACGATATTCCTGAATCAGAGCAGTTGTTACTTTGCCATCTGTAAATGCACGGTCACTGTCTTCTGGACCTGTTGGAAGATAACTGCTTGGAATACGTAGTGCACGGAACATTTTGTTAGTAAAGAAGCGTAGATCGTCAATTTCACCAAGATTTTGACCGCCTTGTAACGTAGTTACATCCGAACCACGACCTTCTGCGGTTACTGGAAAAAAGAAATCTTCATTCATACTCATTGGATTATAGCTTGCATCCATCAAGTTTTGTCCACCACCACTCTGCGTAGGTATACGACGTTGATTGATTTCGTTTTTAACACGCTCCACAAACTGCATAGCTAAGTGGGCTGGCATATTACCAACATCAATCTTAAAGATACGACGTTCAGGAGCACGAGAGATACGATAGATTAGAATAGCGTCTTCTAATAGTTCTTTTTGCTTGAATACTTTAAAGATTG